TTTTAGCAAAAAAGACTTCCTTCAATCATCTAATCAACGGAATAAACACCCATCAGCATGAGTTCGTAGAACACATTATTGAATACGGTAAATGTTGCAATATGTATCAATATTTAAAAAATCCTGAACATAAACTCATTTTGGAGTTTTACTTACAAACTACATATAACTTAATAAACAGTTTAGAAATTAATGATTTTGAGTTTATTAACCGAGAGGAATATAGAGTATTAAGGCATTCATTAAGACATTTTGAAGATAATTCTGATGTTCTGGAAGTTGAAATGCCACGTGAACAAATATATGGACACTATGCAGTAAAGTATATTCATGAAATCGAACCAAAACTTGCGGAATATAATATACAACATTTAAATGAAGAAAGTAATAATAGCAATTTATTAGGAGATTCTGCAGATAACTAGGGTATCTAAGTTATTACCTTTAGAGCAAAGAACAAGAGTTTCAGAATTAAAATAAACTATATAACTGAATTTACTGATATTTATTTCTTATGTTATGTACATTAATTCCTAGACATCCTAAGTTCTGTTCTAATTTCTAATTCCTTATCCCAGAACTAAAAAACACGAGAAAATCAAAATCTCAAAGTAGCGTGTTATAATTATTTCAAGTAAAGGAAATAGATAACGCATATGAAGCGCAAGTTTGATCATATAAATCCTTCTCTACTTGCCCCGGGTTTAACAGCTAGCCTGAAGCATGGTTACCTAGATGAATTATTTAAAGTACAGGAGCAATTAGCTTTAGCCGAGGGATCTTTATATGAGTTCTTTAAATTGAGCTGGCCTTATATTGAAGGTAATATGCCCTATATTGATAGCTGGCATATAAGGGCAATAGCTGAGCATTTAGAAGCGGTTTACGCACGCCAAATAAGAAAGCTTATTATTAACGTTCCTCCTCGTAGCGGGAAAACCAATTTAATATCGGTAGCCTTTCCTGCATGGGTATGGATACATAATCCTTGTGAGCGTTTCTTATGCGTATCCTGTACAAACGGTTTAAGCCTTGAGCATGCACAAAAGAATAGATCGTTACTTGAGAGTAACTGGTACCGGGATAATTGGGGCTATAGATTTCCTCTTCTAAAAGATCAAAACGTTAAGAGCTTTTTCCAGAATACAAAGACAGGATATAGGCAATCAACGAGCGTGGTATCCAAAACCGTCGGTAAAGGCGGTTCAATCATTATTATTGACGATCCTAACGATCTGGGGGATCTCTCTGCCGTTAAAAGGGAGAACGTAATTAACTGGTGGACGCAGAGAATGTCTACCCGTTCAAATAACCCGGCTAATGACTGCCGAATAGTTGTCCAGCAAAGAACGCATGAGAACGATTTAACCGGTTATATCAGAAAGAACGACAGCGAGGATGATTGGGTAGAGCTGGTCTTGCCGCTGGAATTTGAAGAAAACCGCAGGTGTATTACGGTGCCGCTCGGCATAGACAAGAAAGTTTGGGAAGACCCAAGAAGCAAGGAAGGAGAGGTACTAAGCGACATACGCTTTGGCAGAAAACAGGTAGATGAATTAAAAAGATCACTCGGTGCTTACGGATATGCGGGTCAATGCCAGCAAAGACCTTCTCCCGTAGGCGGCGGAATAATCAAGAAGAAATGGTTCAAGTACTGGACTAGCCCAATCAAGCCTAAATTCGATTACATTATCCAGAGCTGGGATACGGCAATTTCCGATGAGCCGACCTCCAGCTATTCTGCCTGCACTACCTGGGGAGTATGGGGTGAAAAATCCGAGGATGGGTTATTCAGGATGCTACTCTTATCTACTTGGCGGGAGCGTGTAGGCTACCCGGAGCTTCGAGCTAGAGCGCAGCGCTTAGCCAAAGATTATAGGGACGTAGGCGAGCATAAGAACCCGATGCCCGCTCAAAGACCCGTTGATTATTGTTTAATAGAAGCAAAGGCAACAGGCGATCCGTTAATTCGGGATTTAAGGCTTGGAGGGATTCCTGCTAGAGGATACACCCCAAAAGGCAATAAGAATGCAAGAGTACAGAGAGCGGCACCTCTTATTGAGTGCGGGCTTGTATACTTAACTACTGAAGAGAAAAACCCTGAAAGGCTAACTCCGTTTGCCGAGGAGTTTTTAGAAACAGTGATAACCTTTCCAAACGGGGAATCAAAAGACCTCGTTGACTCGATGACACAGGCAATTTTGTACCTCCGAGACTTTGATGCTTTAATCCATACAAGCGATGTTAAGGAAGATGAAACTATTACTCAACGCAAGAAATTATACTAATGACAGTAGGAAGTAGAGCCTTGAAAGAGGCAAGATTAAATAATTTGACAAGAAGAAGGAAGAGAACAAAAAAGGCTATGCCGGATTTGTCGGTAACTGATAATTCAGAACCTGAATTCCTAAATCTTACTCAAGCATTACCTATAGAGGAACAAATCCCACTAGAAGAAGATATGGGCATTTTACCGGAAGAAGTAGGACTTCCCGAAGCAATGGATGATCCTCTTTTATCTTTAGAAGATCAAATTTTATCACGTATGGATAACGAAGCGGAAGAATTAGTGCCTGTTCCTACCGCCTTTAATAGTAACTTTGCAGACGATATTCCCGAAGCAGTCAGGGATAAAATAGCTGCTTACCTTGAAGAGGTAACAGAAAAAGATAAGAAAAACCGCGCACCTTGGCTTGATATAATTGAAAAGGCTAAAAATCTGCTCGGCTTTAAAATTGAGGAAATTCAAGACGGGGATAATGGGAGTATTCGTAAATCCAATTCTTCTATTGGAAACAGCGCGCAGGTTAAGACTTACGATACTACTTTCTCAAGCAGCGTTCTTCGGCTGTGGGCAACACTTCGCTCTGAATTATTACCAGCTACCGGCCCTGTAGGATTTAGAACTGATGTAAGCGTGGATCAGGACTACGAATTAAAAGGCGAGATGGTCAGGGATGCCTTAAATGAGTACCTAACGGTGGAAGATAAAGGTTTTTATCCGGATTACGATCGGTTCTTATTATACTTGATTTTATATGGATGTGTATTCCGTAAAATCTACTACGACCCTATTACAGGTAAGCCACTGAGCAGGTTTATCATGCCTGAGGACTTTTTATTTGATAATAACTGCTCAAGTATTACCGAATCAAATCGTCTGACCCATATTAGGTATCTCTCTAAAAGAGAAATCCTCTTTAATATGAATAGCGGGATATTTTTAAAAATTGACCTTGATTATCTAGATAATGTGGCCAGTAGTGAGAGTGAAGAAGCAAAGGACGATACTCCTAAAAAACAGGTTGATCCCACCGGTTCCCGTTTTCCTTTTTATGAAACACACGAATATCTGGTTTTAAATGATTTTTTTGAAGGTAACAAAACATCTGAGGATTATAGTATACCACTCCCTTATGTTATTACTAGATGCGGCACTACCAACCAAATAGTTTCACTAGTACCGAACTGGCATGAGAATGATCCAACCAAAACAAGGATTAACTGCTTTATTCATTATAATTTATTCCCCGGATTTGATGTTTTTGGCCTGGGGCTTGCTCAAATACTTGGCTCTAATTCAAAGAGCTTGACTTCCATGCAGCAAATGGCGATTGACGCGGCTATTTTCCAGAATTTCCCGGGAGGGATGAAGTCCAAGGGAATAAAGACTACCAATAATGATTTAACGATATTACCGGGGCAATTTGTAACCGTTGAAACGGGTAATTTGTCGCTCCGTGATTCAATCATGCCGCTTCCTTATAACGGGCCGTCTCCGGCTTTGCTTGAATATATTAACCGGATAACTACGCAAACACAGGAGCTAGCATCCGCAACAGAGATGGGACTTACTGAAAATAATCAGAATACACCTGTTGGTACTACGATTGCTTTACTTGAAGTATCCAATCGGATGCAATCGGCAATAATGAGAACGGTCCATAGTAGCTTTAGCGCGGAGCTACAACTCTTTTATAAAATGTTCAACTTAAGCACGCTACCGTCAGGCAATGAGAGTTTACAGGTCATACCTGTATCCGATCCGTCGGTTGAATCTTCCACGCAGAAGATAATCAAGGCAGAGAGTATTTTAAAGCTTGCAAGCAGTAACCCTGAGCTACACAACATGAGAGAGGTATATTTAAAAGTATATCAGGCCCTCGGGATCAAGGACATTGACAAGATATTATTACCTGAGATGCCTCCTCAAGAACAGCAGGAGCAACCTATAGACCCTGCGCTTGCAGTACAGATGGCCGATACCAGGCAGCGAGAACTTGAAGTGGAATCAAAAGAGCGACTGGCTCATTTAAATATTGAAGCCGACGGCTACAAGACGCAAATGAATATTGAACTTGATAAGGCCAAGTTAGAACAAGAGAAATATTTAGCTGAGTTAAAGGTATGGGAGCAACAACAACTTACCGAGCAGAAATATCAAATTGAACTTTTAAAACTCCGATTAAACGAGAAAGAAAAAGTAATAGACACGTTAACTAAGAAACAGGAAATAAGTGCTAAAAATGATCTGGAATTACTAAAGCTGGAATACCAAGCAAAAGAGGCTGAGCTAAAGGCGCAAGTAGAAGCGCTACGGTCGCAAATTTCAACCATACCAAAAAATGAAGAGGTTATTTATGAATAGGCAAAAAAGAGAGTTCGCGTTGCGCAAAATACAAGAGAGGGCTAAAGAACAAGACATAGCCTGCAATAAATATGCAGCAGGCGGCGCTGCTAAAGTTAGACAAGGGGTAGCTACCAAAAGCGGAGCAGCAATAACTGCGGCTAGAAATAAAGGACGGAGCAGGAAATGACTAGTATTAATAACAATATCATAAAACCCAGGTCTTTTACTCCGGGGGTTGTTGAGAAAATTACGTCCGAGATTGAGAGATACAAGAGCATTTTATGTAATCCGGCATCAATTTCTACGCTTGAGGATTACAAGTATCATGTCGGGGTAATTGCCGGTCTTGATCTAGCCCTTGAACTGTTTAACAGACATATAACAGAGGTAAATAATGATGACTAATTGACATTTCTATATTTTGCAACTAGAGGATATTTAAGGCTTCGAAATCTAAATACCCTCATTAATTCACCAACTTAACCTTTAATTAATAGGCAAATCATATGTATGATAGTACCCCTTCTACTTTAAGTAAAGATAGAATCTTTGAGGCAGAAATTCACATCAATTACAAACCGGAAGATTTTAAAACCAAAGGAATTGACCTCCAAAGCTTTAATAAGGAAGCAATGATAGAGAGATTCAAGGAAGTATCGGTTACCGGAATCAATGTATTAATTCTTATTTACAAACCTCCTGTTGAAGAAGTTACAAGAGGGGGAATTATAAAACCGCCAAGCGCTATTGCTGATGACCTCGAATATAACTCAATGGTTGGAATGATATTAAAACTTGGTCCTGACAGCTATAAGGGTGATCAGTTCCCAAGCGGTGCGTATGTAAAAGTAGGCGATTGGGTTATATTTCCTCGAGGTTCATCTCTGCAATCCAAATACGAGGGTGAACCAATTATAATAGTAGAAGATTTTAAGGTCAAGCTACTTGTCGATAATCCGTCAAAAGTATCGAGGTAAGAATATGTTTAAAATAGATATTGAAAATACAAACGACATAAATGCCGCTATTCCGCCTTTAAAAGAGGTTAATGAAAATAAGGACGAGAAGAACGAAGCAGCTGAGGGAGAAGTAGAAACTAAAGATCCGGGGCAAGAGTCGCAGGCTTTAGAGGACAAGGATAATAAAAACGATATCCCTGATGATTCCGTTGATAAAGAAGAAAAACCTACTCCTGCATCTAAACCGGAAAAAGACAAGGAAAAATACTGGTCTAAATTAAAGAAAGAACGGGCAGAAAAAGCTGCCATGGCCGAGCAGTTGGAACAATTAACGCAGGAAAAACTACAAATGGAGCAAATGCTTGCGTCTGCTATCAATAGCGGCTCTGCCCATTATAAGAATAATGTAGCAAGCGAACTCGAAATGGCGCAGGCAAGATTCCAGTTGGCTTTGGAGAGCGGGGATGCTGTTTCTGTCGCAAGAGCTACTGCGGATATTTCAAAGGCGACTCATGCTTTAAATGAAGCTTCTAGAATAGCTAATTTTCCTCAAAAAGAATATTCCGAAGAAGAATTAAGTAAAATTAGAGCAAGAGAATATGAGGATAGATTATATAGCTGGCTTGATAATAACCCCGAAATAGATAGGAACGCCCCCGAATATGATGAGAAGCTTGCAGGGCAAGTACTATCATTTATTAAAAAGCTGGATCGTAAATACCAGACTGGAGGTAAGGAACATCTAATAGGAGGACCGGGTTATTACGGCATGATCGATGAATATATTGATAATCTAAAGGCTCAGGATAGTTCTAATGCCAATAATATGCCCGGAAAACATTTTGGCGCGGTTCGAAGCCGTACTCCTATGGAATCCATACCAGACCCAAAAAGCAGGGAATTAAGCGAGAAAGAGAAAAAGGCAGCTCTTGCTTTTGGTATGTCATATGAGAGATATCGGGAGCTTTTAGATAAACATAATAAGGAAATGAGGTCAAAAAATGGCAATTAAATACAAACAGGATAAAAATAATGAATTTAAGTCCGTAGATAGAGATATCAGGGAGCATAGCCTGGAGAATAATAATTTTGATTTAATGTTTACCGATTCAACCTGTCCTTTTAAGTCTCTGATTGATGAAATCAAGCAACCGGGTGAAGAATATTACTTTGCTTATAATAATCCTGAGCGCATTAACAGGTTACTAGCAAAGAAGTGGTATGTCGTATCTCCTGAGCGCCTGCAGAATAAACGAACTTACAGGAAAGATTTGCGGGATGAGTCGGACTCTATTACTACCGGTGATACTATTGTCTTAGCAAGAGATGAACGCTACGGGCTTAAAGAGCAGCAATATTATGAACAAAAGGCCGAAAAAGTAATGATTGATACCTTGCAGAAAATACAGACCGACATTTATAATCCGCTCATGCCCTTCTCTGAAAAAGGTTATTCCGGTAGAAATAGTATGAGAATGTAAATCATGTCATATTCTAAAATCACATTAAATAGCGATATTAAACTATCCTGGTCTTATCCAAGAACGGAAGGGGAAATTGCTAGTGATATTAATGATGTGATTTCTGAGAATGATGCTTATACCATTACTTTGCCGCCGGCAAATACGACGGAAACCAGTACCAGCTTATTATTTAATAATATCGGCAGTTACGATTTTACCATTCTAAGTAATGATGGAGAACCTATAGGAACTGTGATGATTCCCGGGGAGGTTAGGCAAATATATATAACCGAGAATTTAACTGCTGGTGGAGTTTGGAATGTCATACCTTTTGGAGGAGGTACTAGCGGGATTATTACTTTTTCAGCAGAAACACTGAATAAATCATTAAATATTACTAATTCAACTATTACACCGCCTTCAGGGAATATAAAGTTTGCTATATCTGATTCGTTAAATAATTTAAATAACCTCACTACTCAGGTACAAAACGGATTTTTAGTAATAACCGGTAATACCCCTTTAAGCTTTGTTACAAGAAAAATAGGTGGAGGTACTAATATAGAGCTGCAGAGCGGTGATGGAGAAACAAATGATGTGATTATTAATTTAGCCGATTCTTTAGCCGGGTTATCAAGTATTAACGTCGGTAATCTCTTAATCTCGGTAAATACCATTACTACGGCAAGTGGTGATCAGGATATTAACCTAGCTACTGTAGATGAGGGAGTAATTAACTTAAACAGTACTCAAATCGATAGCATCGGTAATATGAGAATACCGGGAAAGATTATAAATCCTGCTACTGCTAAGGCTTATTGTTTCTTTTACGATAATAATGCCCCAAGCAATAATATTCAGATGGAAAGTAGCTTCAATATAGCATCGGTTAGCGGAGCACAGGGGTCGTATATTATAACCTTTGCTACTCCTTTTCCTGATAGCAACTACGCAGTATTAACGGCGCTTAGCAGAGGAGCAGAAGTAATAGCGCCGTTTCAGGTGTTCTTTAGGTCTAGGTCGGCGTCAGAAGTTATTATTTTTACAACCGATACGCTTGGTAATTTACTCCCAGTACTTGATGGTGTATCCGTGGTGATATTTAGTAGTTAAAGGGGTTATTTAAAATTAAATTAGGAGAAATGTGTTATGCATGAATATGAAATCAAAGATATGTACTTAAACTCAGAAAAGTATTTTTCTGTAAAAATAGCTTTAGATAAAGGAGAAAAATATTTTATTATTTTGAATTTTGTCAATGGATTTATTGATGATTTTATTAGCGATGGTCCCTCGGAAAATAAAATCAAGAATGCTTTAAAAAAGATATTAACCGAAAACAATAATTTTTATCTAATAAGGTTAACTAGAATAGCTTTAGGTAATGAAGGGGTAAAAGAAGATTTAAGAAGCGGAAAAAACGGTATATTTGAAATTAACTATATAAAATGGAGAAAAATAGTTAATAAAGTAGAACAGGAAGAGCTTGAGCGTATTTTAGCTCAAGGGATTGAAGATATTGACAGATTTTAACCCCGCTTTCCCAAATCCCATAAATTAAGTATCTTTATGGGATTTAGCAATATGGAAATTAGATAAATGCCTCTTCTTCTACACAGAAATCTCCCGTAATCTTTGTATCGGTATCAATTAGATTCCATACATCGGATATATTTTCCTCTAGGTATAACATAGAGGCTACGGTTGTCTCAGCTACAGCGGCTGAAGCATAAAATGCAGTTTTAGCAGCTTCCCAAGTTAAACTAGCAGTTCCCTTAACCACAGGAATAATATGCTCATAATTAGCAGCTAATATTGTAGTTGCCATTAAACCGGTCATACAGCCTACTGGATTTGTAACTAACGCGCTAGCTGCACACTGTGTTGCTTTTGCAGCCATATTTAGCTCGGCATTCGCACTAAAGCATTGTGCTAAATGAATTGCTGCATTACTAGATATAATCTTGCCGGCTATAGCTTCATAGCTATTCCACGATACTAGCGATGCACCTACCGTATTTTTTACTGTTTGTGGTTCTATATTAGACAAGGCAGACCGTAAACTACTAACAATATTCCCTGCTGCTTCTGTTGCTTGCAAAAAATAATTTCCTGCACTACTGTAATGACTTTTGCTGGTAC